TCATTCGCCCTTTTCAGGAAAGCCGTAGACTGCAACAACGCGGCGCAACCATGGGTCAGAGAGTGAATTCTCGACGACGCCATAGCCGGAATATGCATGGATAAACCTCCCGCGCGGGGAGACTGCCGAAACGATGCCAAGATGCTTTGCAACGGCGTCATCCCGCATCCGGAACAACAAGACATCCCCCAACAAAAGCCGAGGCTCGGTTTTCAGCCGCAAAAAGTGATCGGCGGCGCGCCTGAGCACCTCATCCTTCGAGGGTTCTGCCCAATCCATGGAATAGGGCGGTGGCGCGACAGGCTCCGGGCCAATCACCGCGCGCCAAATGCCTCGGACCAAGCCAAGACAGTCAGTGCCCGCGCCGCAAGCCGAGGCCTGATGTCGATAGGGGGTGCCAAGCCAACGGCGCGCTTCCTCTACAATGCGTTCGGCCTGCGCAGCAGCGGCTTCTGCCTTCGCTCCCACAAGATCTGGCATGCAGTCACCTCCGTCGGCTTCGACTTGGGCTTGACCGCATCCAGTCCTCGCCCGGAATATGGGGAAACCCGCGAAAGTTCAGAAAATTGTCAAACTTCGCCTTGCAGGTCGACATCCGCTTGTCACACCCTGCCACGATTAGAACCTGGTCCTGCGGCGCGGGCACCACACCGAACGCGTGCCACAGATCCAGCACCCGGCCTTCAGCGTCTAGCGCATCGGCCTTCACCCGCCCCACTTGCCCATGCCCCACCCCAGACAAAATCCTGACTTGCCCATCAGCAAACCAGCCCTCTGCAAATGAGCCCAAACCGGAAAATACCAACCGGCGTCCGTCGATGATCTTTGCGATCGGCGCAGAGACAGACATCTGCGGCGTGGACAGATCCATCTTGCATGCGGCATCCCCAAGCACCGCGCCGCACGCGGCATGGTAGATGCGCCCTGTCCTCACGTTAAGGCGTTCGGTCAGGCTGCGAAGTTCCACCCGGAACGCGCCTTCACTGCGGGTCAATTCACCGAATGTCCCACGCATCAAGATCGTGCGGGCCGACACATCTGCCCAGTTGACCAGAAACGTGGTCACCTCCGCCCCATCATAGCGTCCCGCCAGAATGTCTTGCTCGCTTATGGCCTCCGCCGTCAGCGCCCCGGAAACCTCGGTGTTGTCCACTGCAAGCCCGGTGGTCATATCCAGCATTCCTGCGGTCAGACCGCTGCGCGCGACAAAGGTCACGCCATCAAACATCAGATCACAGTCATGATCAGTAAAGCCGAGCGTCACCCCATCCCTGCGCTGAACCTGCCACGCGCGGCACAGAGTGGTTGACCCGGTCTTCAAATGCTCTTGCAATGCGGCCCGCGTCAAATCCGCACCTCCAGCACCGGCACATCCGGCACCTCGCCCGCCTGAAACGAGGCGATCGACGTCAGGATGCTGTCTGTGTCAAAGCGCACGGGCACATCGAACTCAAACCCGGCATAGACCGTCACCCCAAGATCGGGCGGCACCGAAAAGGTGATCTCGCCACGCGTATGGTCGACCGTGAATTCCGCCCCTTCCACTTTCGGGTCCCGGGCAACCGCCACCAGAACCGTTCCCACAACGGGCTTGGTGATTGGTCTGACATAGGTCTCGCTGCCGGATCGATAGGTCTTCGCCAAGGCAAACACCTTTTGAACACCATCGCCGGTGCCGATCACTTGGTCGATGGCGCTGGGCTTTCGCGATGGCGCGCATGATTTATAGTCGGTCCAGTCCTTCCATCGAAAGCCATGCATCCTTCCCCGGCGCGCTTCGAAAAAGGCGATCAGGGCCTCGATGTCATCCAAGGTTCGCAAGCCCGCCCCCGCTTCATAGCGGCGGCGCGAATGAGCCCACGGCGTGTTGCGCTCTTCATGGCCGCTGGCCAGCGTCACCACATCCGTGCGCCGCTCCGGCCCCCCGACCGAACCAAAGCTGAGGTTGGCGGGAAATCTGATCTCATGAAACGCCATTTCCGGCTCCTCACCTGTTTCTTTGTCCCCGCGCCAACGCGCGCGAGGCCTGTGCCGCGATCTGGCTTTGACTGCGCTGGAACCCCTGAACATCCGGGGTCTGAATGTTCATCACCACCGTCACAGGGCGTCCGCCGCCCGCAGCCTGCACGCCCAGCCGCCCATCTGCACCGCGTGCCAGCGGCATGATGGCCTCTGGTCCCGCTTCTCCCATCAGGCCTTGTCCGCCTCGCATCGGGAACCGGGTGGGGCTCGCCACAATGCCGCCTTTTGCAAAAGGCATCACCCGTCCTTGCGCAAAAGCGCCCCCGTTCTGAAACGGCAGCAGGCTTCCCATCGCGGCCGTCACCCCCTGTGCCACCAGTCCGCCGACGGCCCCCTGAACGGGCCGCATCGCGGCATTGTAAACGCCGTTGATCATGGATTGCGCCACGGTCCGCAGCGCATCCGACAGTTTCATTCCGTCAAAGATCAGCCCGTCAAACGCCCGCCGAAGCCCGCCGCCAATCCCGTTCGACAGGGTGTTCACCTCGCGCCCTGTGAACTGCAGGGAAGCTTGCAGGCTGACCAGCTCACTCTCGAAGGTGCCTACCATCGTTGACGAGGCCCCCAGCACCGCTTCCAAGGCCGCCACCTGCTCCTGCAGTTCTTCGATCTGCGCCATCAAACCTCTCCTTCGCTGTATCAGGAAAAGCGGCGGCCAGTTCGGCCAGCCGCGCGCGGGTCAGCGGCGGGCTGCCTGCTTCTGCCCCCAGCATGATCCGCAGCTCCACAGGCGTCAGCCGCCAGAACTGTTCGGGCGGCAGGCCAAGGTGGAACAGGCCCACCCGGATCAGCCCGGGCCAGTCCATGCCGCTCATGTCTCCCCCGGCAAGGCAAAGGCCCGCGCCAGCAAAGCGGCCGCCACCCGCGCCGCCTCCATCGGTCCGCCGCCGATCTCCACCGATCGCAAATCAGACGCCGTTCCGGTCCAGCCGCCGCCCCGCAACCCGGCCACCAAAAGCGCCACCACATCGCGTGAGGAAAAGCGCCCCGCCTCAAACCGCTGGACAAGGTCAATCAATGACCCCACCGCCAGCGTCTCTTCCAACTCGGCCAAGGCGCCAAGCGTCAGCTTGGCCACGGTGGGGCGCCCATCCAGCACCACCACCACCTCGCCCGTCCAAGGGTTCGCCATCACAGCGCCACAAAGCTCAGCGCACCCGCAGACGCGAGCGACATTTCATACGTGGCTTCTCCGTTGTGGCTGCCCGCATATTCGATCGCGGTGATCATGAACGCCCCTTCGACCACACCGAAATCGGGAATGATCACCTGAAAGTTCGGCACCTCACCGTCGAAAAAGATCTGGCGCGCGCGCTCGTCGGTGTTGGCATCCCGAAACACCCCCGAGCCGGAAATCGCGGCCGACTTCACCCCGGCGCCACCCAAAAGTTCGCGCCAGCCTCCAGCACTCTCCAAGCTGGTGACATCGACCGTTTCGGCATTGAAGCTGATCCGTGTGGCCCGCAGGCCCGCCACGGTTTCAAACATGCCATCCCCCGTCAGATCCAGCTTGAGCAGCAGATCCTTTCCGCTTTGCACGGCCATAGATTAACTCCATTGTGAATATATATCAGAGCTTTAAAGCTCAATCATCACGCGGAACGTCAGGTCGATCCGCCGTGCCTCGCCTTCCGCCAGCCTCTTGGCCACGGCCTTGAGGAACCCAATCGCCACGACGCGCCCGATGCTCAGTGCGGGTGTCGCGCCAACCAGCCTTTCATGCACCGCGCCCGCCACGGTCTTGGCCGCCAGAAAGCCGCTGGCATCGCTGATCACGCTCACCGAAATCCGATGCTCGGCGCCACCGCCGCTCTTGTCAGACTGATCCAGAACCTCTTCAGGACCTATCAGCACAAAGGTGCCACTGCCCCCCGCCGGCGGCATCGCGTCCACCACCAGAACCCCCTCCAAGCCGGGGGCAGAAACCAGCAGGTCATAGACCGCCACTTGCAAGGCTGCCGCGCCAGCATAGCTCATCGCGCGGCCTCCTCGCGGGCAAAGCATGTCAGATACCGGCCCACCGCATCGCGCTCGGTGACAGCAAGGATCTGAAACACGCGCGCGCCCTCCCTAAGCCGCTGCCCCGCAACCGGCCGCCGCTCAGATCCGGCTGCCGCCCCCCGCAGCGTGATCCGATACGCCACGCTTGCCAGCATCGTCTCCTCACCCTTCGCATCCCGCCCGATGCCCGGCACGATCTCGCCCCAAACGGTGCCGACGACCTCCCAAAGCGTAGCAAAGCCACCAGCCCCGTCCGCAGCCACCACGGGGCGCTCCAGCGTAAGCAGGCGGTTCAGATGCACAGGCGTCATGCCCCACCTCCCCCCAGAACGCGAACCGTGCGCCAGCGCTCGATCAAGGCCTGCACCGTCAAAGGCAAGGCCGGACCACTTTGCCCGCCGGAATGCCGCATCTCGTAGAAGTCGGCGGCCAGCAGCAGCACCGCCTGTGCCAGATCCACCGGCACCGCCGTCCAGTCACTGCCAAAGCCTGCGTCAAATGCGATCTCGACGCTGCCGCCCTCAGGAACAGGGGGCAGGCTCTGCCCCGTCCCGCGCAAACGCGGCCGCGCCATATCGGGCTCAAGGGTGTAAAGCTCCGGCGCCACCACGAAAGCCACACCGGCGGCATCGCGCAGCGTCACCGACACCAATGCCGACACCGGCGCCATGGGCAAGGCCTGCGCCCCCCGATCCGCGCGCCAACGGTTCAGCCGCAACAGAAACCGCCGCGCCAGCAACGCCTTGCCGATGCGCCCCTCGATCACCGCAATCGCGGCCCGCAGATGGGCCGCCACCAACCCATCTTGCAATCCGTCATCGGCAAAGCCGGTGCCCAGACGCAGATGATCCTTCATCGCCTGCACCGGCAATGCCTCGAGCGGCACCGCGGTCTGCTCGGTCAACATCATCCATTTCTCTCCGATTGCCCCACCTGAAAGATCGGGCGCGCGCCCCACACCGCTCTGTCGGAGGGGGAGCAGCCAGTCGGCGTGGCAAGGCCAGCGCGCGCCCGAAATCAACCCTGCCACCAGCGGGCGGCGGGCCGTCGCTGTGCCGTTACGACACCGCGATCTTCAGAAGCTTGATCGCGGCATAATCGGTGACATCGCCCCCGACGCGCTTGTTGGCATAAAACAGCACATGCGGCTTGGCGCTAAAGGGATCACGCAGGATGCGCAAATCAGGCCGCTCGGCGATGGTATAGCCCGTGGCAAAATCCCCGAAAGCGATCGGATAGGCATTGGCCGCGACATCGGGCATATCCTCACAGATCAGCACCGGATACCCCATCAGGCGTGGTGGCTCCCCGGCCTGCAACCCGTCCGACCACATGAAGCGCCCATCGGCATCCTTCATCTTGCGCACAGCCCCCGCGGTTTTCGAGTTCATCACAAAGGTGCCGTTCGCCCGGTAATCCGCCCCCAGCGCATAGACCAGATTGACGATGCAATCAGCCGCATTGGTCGAGGCAAAATCCGCCGCCGCCCCGGTTGGCACATAGCCCAGCGATCCCCAAAGCCAGGCCGCCTGCGCCACCTTTGGCGGCAGCATGATCCCGCGCGGCTTGTCCACGCCATCGCCGTTCACAAAGGCTGCGGCCTCCGCGCGCAGGAACCGGGTGGCAATCTTGCCCGCCAGCCAGCCTTCAACATCAAAGGCACTGTCATCCAGCAACCGCTGGCTGGCCTTCGGCATCGCCGACAGTTCATGCAGCTTGATCGAAATGCGCTCAAGTGCCGGGGTCGAGGTCTCGGCCTGCGCCGCCGTCTCGGTGGCCCAGCCCGATCCCACCTCCGTGCGGTCCACCAACACATCAAAGGACGAGGCGTCCACCTGCACCACATTGGCCACCGAGCGCAGCGACGAGGTCGACACCAACAGCGACCGAATGCTGTCCGCCGTCTGCGGGTCCACCAGATAGCCCCCGTCCGCCGCCACCGCGCTGTTCAGCGCCTTGCCTTCCAGCACCAGCCCCCGCAAGCCATCATCATCGCCCGAGCGCAAATAGGCATCGAACGCCTTCTGATGCGGGGCGTCCTGTTCGGCAGAAGCCGACAAGGCCGGACGGCCATAGGTCATCGTCTTTTGGTTCAACATGGTCAGTCGCTCTTCCTGATGTTGCAGCGATTGTTTCACTTCGGCCTGAAACAGTTTGATTTCATTCAAGAACCCAGCCATCGCAGATTTCACCTCTGCACCCGGTTCCGGGGCCGTGGACACATCTGTCCCGGCCCGAGCCTTTCTCTCGGTCATCGTCACTCCTGATGTTTGAACGAAAGCCGGGGCGTTACCGCTCGGCCAGTTGGCGGCGCGCGTCTTCAAAAATCGCGGCCAGATCGCGCCAGTGCCAGCCTTCTTCCGACTTCGCCTGCACCCGCGCCTCGGAAAGCATCGGAAAGGTCACCAGCGACACCTCCCAAAGCTCCAGCTCCGACAAAAGCCGCTGGCCCTTGCCATTGCGTTCAGATTTCACCGTGCGATAGCCGATCGACAAGCCGTCGATCGCCCCCGCCGCCAGCAGTGCTGCCGCCTCCCGGCCTTGCGCCACTTCGGTCAACAGCCGTCCCTTGACCCAAAGGCCAAGCGCGTCCTCGCGCACCTCCTCCCAGATCCCGATCGGCTGCGCCGGGTCATGCTGCCACAGCATCTTGACCTTGCCGCCCTTGGCCAGAAGCCGCGCAAGCGATGCGCGATACGCCCCCGCTTGCACCACATCGCCCCCCTGATCCGGCACACCGAACAGGCTGGCATAGCCTTCAACGATCCGGCCCTCGGTCACCGTCAGGCCTTGCTCCGGTCGCAGATACTTCCGCTCCGGCGCGCCAAAATCCGTCATCGCGTCACCTCATTGCCGCCTGAAGAATGGCTTCGGCCCCCTGCGCCAGCAGAAAGGCCGCAACCCCATAAACCCCCAGCCAGATCCGCTTTTCCAAACGCTCCAGCACCGCGTCGATCTGGCCAAGCCGGAAGTCCAGCGCCGCCCAACGCTCTTCGGCCACCCGTTCATTCGCCTCGATCCGCGCCGCCGCCGCATCGAAACTGTCATACAGAAACCGTGACCCCCCGGGCTTGCGCACCGTCATTCTGCATCAGACAGGGCGGGCAGGCCCAACAGCCGCCGCTTTTCCGCAACGGTCAGGAAATCCGCGGCCCCCACCCGCGCCCATTGCTGATCGCGCTCTCCCGCCAGCGCCGGGATCTGATCCAGGTCCACCCTCAGGTCCACCGCTTCCCCCACGAAACCCGCCAGCCAGTGGCTCACATCCGCCATCACCTTGGCCGCCAGCGGCAGCACCGTGAGCCGATAGAACGCCCGGTTGGCTTCCTGATAATTGGCGTAAGTCGCGTCTCCCGGAATTCCCAAAAGCATCGGGGGAATGCCAAAGGCCACGGCAATCTCGCGCGCGGCCGCCTCCTTGGTCTTCTGAAACTCCATGTCACTGGGCGAAAACCCCATCGGCTTCCAGTCCAGCCCGCCTTCCAGCAGCATGGGCCGCCCGGCATTGCGCGCGCCTTGGTGGTTCGCCTCGATCTCTCCCACCAAACGGTCGTATTGATCGTTCGACAGCGCCCCTTGTCCATCGACCCCCTTGTAGACAATCGCCCCCGAAGGCCGCGCGGCATTGTCCAACAAGGCCTTCGACCATGCGCTTGCCGCGTTGTGCACATCCACTGCCACTGCCGCCGCCTGCATGGGCGACAGGCCATAATGGTCATCTTGGGGGTGAAAGGCCCTCAGATGACAGATCGGCTTCGCCGCGCCCCGCATGTCAAAGCGATGCGTCCGCCCGCCCACCGTGTAATCATAGGCCACGGGCCAACCATCCGCCCCCGGCACCAGCGCCATCCGGTCCGATCGCAGCACATGCAACTCTCCCGGCAAAAGCTCCAGTCCCGGCACCGCCTCCAGATAGGCGTTCCCGCTCAGCAGGAAATGGCCATAAACCGCTTCCAGAAATTCAGCACGCCCTTGCGCCGCATTGGGCCGACCAATCAGCGCAAGCACCGGATGGCTCTCAAACCGTCGCTCGGCGTCCTGACAAATCAAAGGCAGCGCGGCTGCCGCCTCGGCCACCATCTTCACCGCCCGAAAGCCCACCGGGTTTGCCAGAAACCCCGTCCGCGTCAGCGAGGCGGCATCGCGCGGGCTCCATTTCACCCGTCCCACACTGCCCCACGCCGACACACGCCCCGTGGCGCTCGCCTTTTTCTCCACAACGGCAGAGGGCGGGGGCGAAACCTCGCCCCGCCGCAGAAAGTTGAACACCATGTTTTCCGATCTCCGTTCTTCGGGAAACTCCCGACGCGCACCCTCGCGCGGTTACAGCGTCCGCATCCGCGGATCGCCGCCATACCCTTGCGCTGGCGCGATCATCGCCTCATGCAAAGCCCAGACCAGCGCATCCACGCGGTCCGGGCTGCCCGCGCCTTTAAACCCGGTGCGCGTCATCAGGCACATCTGATCCTCCAGCTTGCGCAAGATGCCTGCATGGACAACCCGGCCCTGTTCATACAGCGCCGCCACCGGTTCCGCCCGCAGGCTCTTGCCCCGGGTCGCCGACACGCCGCGATAGGCCACCAGCGCGCCTTGCTGGCGGATCATTTGTTCCACCATGTCGCCGCCCTGATTGACCTCGGCCACCATGCGGTCGGCCCCGTGGCGCTCATAGGCGGCCACCGCCGCCCGCGCCCAATCGGTGGGGGTGCCGCTGATGCTGGCATCTTCCAGCACCACCGCCCGCCAGTCGCGCGGGTTGCCTTCGGTCTGCACCCCCACCACCACGATGCCGCATTCATCCGACGTGGTCTTGGACGTCACCGGTGGGTCCACCGCCACCACGATCCGGCTCAGCCGCTCAGGCGATGGGCCGCGCGTGCTTTCCAGCATCGCAACCGTCCACAGCGCGCCCTCCAGATCGTCGATCAGCTCGCCGTCCAGCTCCTGTCGCCCCAGCCGCTGCCCCCCATAGCGGGACTGCACCTCCTCCAGAAACGACTTCGCCAGATAGGCCCGGTTGGCATCGGTCGGGGCATGCGTCATCACCGTCGACGGATTGCGCAAGATCGCCTTTAGCACAGGAATGCTTTGCGGCGTCGTCGTCACCACCTGTTGCGGATGCGGTCCCAGACGCAACGCGAATTGCAGCTGATCCCATGTCTCCTGCGCCTTCTTCCATTTCGCAAGCTCATCCACCCAAGCCGCGTCGAATTGCGGACCCCGCAGACTGTCCGGGTCATGCGCCGAAAAACACTGCGCCACCGCCCCATTTGGCCAAGTCAGCATCCGCCGCGTGCTGTTCCACTCTGGCCGTCGATCCGGGGGCGAACAGGCCAGAATGCCGCTGTCGCCCAACACCATCACCTCGCGCGCCTGATCCAGCGTTTCCGCCACCAGCGCCACCCGGCTGGCCCGGCCCGGATCTTGCGGGCGCGCGCCTTCCACTTGGGCCCGCACCCATTCCGCACCGGCCCGTGTCTTTCCCGCGCCGCGCCCTCCCATGATCACCCAGCTTTTCCACGCCCCTTCCGGCGGCAGCTGATGCGGCAGCGCCCAGAACTCGAACATCCAAGGCAGCGCCATCAGCGCCGCACTCGACAAGCCGTTCAAAAAGCTGTCGATCACCTCAGGCGTCGCGGAGGAGAGCCAGACGCCGCCCGATCTCAT